CCAGACAATCGTATCTACCATCACTGTCTGTAACCAAGCAGCAACCGCTGCCACATACCGCATCGCTGTACGCGTTGCAGGAGCAGCCTTGGCTGCTAACCAGTATGTTGCCTATGACGTATCACTACCTGCTAACGCCACAGATACCTTGACACTTGGTGTCACTCTTGGCGCTACAGATGTCATCACCGTCTACGCATCAACTGCAACAATGTCCTTCAACGCCTACGGAAGCGAGTTGTCATAATATGACCATTGGAAGAATACCTTCAGTTGAAGGTGGTATCCAACCTACTATTCTAGACGCTAAGGGTGACTTGATTGTGGCTACTGCTGCTGATACACCAGCAAGGTTGGCGGTGGGTAGCGCTAACCAGGTCTTGACAGTTGACTCCTCAACGGCGACAGGACTCAAGTGGGCTAGCGCTGCAACAGCATTTTCGGGAGTAAGTGTAAAATCTTCGGCCTTACAATCAATTAGCAATGCCACAGCCACAGCAGTTACGTTTAATCAGGAAAATTTTGATACAGATTCATTTCACGATAACGCAACTAACAACACCAGAATTACTATTCCGACCGGCAAGGGCGGTTATTATTTAATTAACGGCAGTTGCACACTTGACACGTCTGCCACAACTGGAAACCATTATTTATATGTTCGCAAAAATGGAACGGGAAATGCTTTGGCAGGTTCACTGCAAGCGGTAAACCGTCCAGCAATCGGCGTCGTGAACTTTGTTGCTAACTTAGCGGCAGGTGACTATATTGAACTAATGGTTTATCAGAATACTGGCAGTTCTCAAAATACTCTTTGGGATTCAACGTATGGATTTACATACTTTTCAGTCAATTTCTTAGGAGCATAGAATGGATTTATATTCACAGATTATTGAGGTTTATCCCGAACTCAAAATTACAGAACAAGACGACCCATTCTTCAAGGGAATTGTTAAATTACAAGACGACGGCGACGGCGTTCAATATATAGCCGAATGGAATTACTCCAAGCCAATCCCTGACGGACTAAAACTAGGCAAGTAGCACAATCCCCCAAGATTATGACAAAACAAAGAAACGAAAGGAGCCACGCATAGATGGCTACAGGTAGAATACCTACAACGGCGAACTCGCCGCTTACAACTAAGGGTGATTTATTCGGTTACTCAACTACACAAGCCAGGGTAGCCGTTGGCTCCGATGGTGACACTCTTGTCGCGGATTCTGCCGCTAGCACAGGATTGCGCTGGCAAGGTAATTGTTCGGCTGGTAAAAACAAAATTATCAACGGTGACTTTGGTGTTTGGCAACGAGGCACTTCGTTCAGCACCAGCGGTGCTTGGTCTTTCAATGCAGACAGATTCCAAGGATATATGAGCAGTGGTACTGCTACTTTATCTCAGCAAACTTTTACTCCTGGAACAGCACCTGTTGCAGGATATGAAGGAACTTATTTTTTAAGAGCCACAGCACCAGCAAGCGGTGGAACATTTCACTTCAGACAATCCATTGAGGATGTCCGTACCTTTGCTGGTCAAACAGTTACTTTGTCTTTCTGGGCAAAAGCGAGTGCAACAACTTCTTTAAACACTTATTTTAATCAGAGTTTTGGCTCTGGTGGAAGCGCAACAGTAAACACAACTGCTCAAACAAATACTATTACGACATCGTGGGCGCGGTACACCTACACGGTTACACTTGGTTCAATCTCAGGTAAAACTATTGGTACGGGAAGTTTTATTGAGCCTTATTTTGTAACAGTTAACAACTTTACTTCTTCAGCCACCATTGACCTTTGGGGAATCCAAGTAGAGGCTGGCTCAGTAGCCACCGCGTTTCAAACTGCCACTGGCACACTTCAAGGCGAGTTAGCCGCTTGTCAGAGATATTACTGGAGAAATACGGCTGGCTCAAATTATCAATCTTTTGGAAGTGGTCAAGTAGTAAGTACGACTAGAAACGTGATAAATGTTCAAAATCCCGTTCCTATGCGCATAGCGCCTACCGCAGTAGAGTATTCTCAACTTGCCACTGTAAATTCTAGTGATTCAAATCTAAATTTGACTTCTTTGTCGTTGGCTTATGCAGGGTCTACGAGTAGCGCTTTATGGGCAGAAGTATCATCTGGTTTAGTTGCGGGAAATGCTTCAAATTTGAGAGCCAATAATTCTACAAGTGCTTATCTAGCGTTTACAGCGGAGTTGTAAAATGAATCAAATAAAAATAATTACAGATGAAGCAACAGGTCAACAACACGTTATTATTGACCGAGGCAATGGGGAATATACTTCAATGCCTAAAGCCCATTTTGACGAACTAGAAGCCGCTAAAGAAAACGGCACAATCTCGTAGGTATGTGATATAGTCTAGGTATGGAACAAATACCATTAGACATCATTGAAGCAAAACTACGGGATAGGTATGAGACCCAGGGGTTCTCAATGGCTATGTTCCGTAACGACTGGAACTTACTCATACGAATGGGTGTTCACCCACAAGTTGCCACAGTAGAAGACCTACAGAAAACGATTATGTCTGTTAAGGCATCATCAACCAAAGGCACCTACGCTGCCCGTCTACGCTCTATGTTCAAGGCTTTGAACAAGATGAAGTTGATAGATAACAGGGTGATAGAGGACTTACCTAATGTCCGTAAGGGCAGAGGGTTACCTCACCCCATTACCCCGTCTGAGGCTAAGATGCTAATGACTGAGGCTAGACAGCCGATGAGAGACTGGTTCATCATAGGCTGCTGTGCGGGTCTACGGGCTATGGAAGTAGCCAACCTGCGTGGGGTAGACCTAGAGAAGCAAGACGACGGATACGTCCTTAGAATCGCTGGTAAAGGCGGTACAGACCTATCTGTGCCTGTGGCTAACATTGTTGCTGATACTATCCTGAAGTATGGTACAAGCCAAAGGCTTTGGGAAGTTACACCTAATCGCCTATCCAAGAAGACCTCTAATGAGATGAAGCGTCTAGGCATACCGAAGAAAACCTTTCACGCCTGTCGCCATTACTTTGCCACCAATATGCTTGAGAAATCTGGTGGAGATTTGCTGGCAGTACGAGACTTAATGCGCCACTCAAGCGTGGCTACAACACAGGTATATACCCAATTGGCTAGTGGCAGAACTCGCTCGTTGGTCAACTTAATAAACTAGGGGACATAATGATAGGTAAGTCAGACACAGTAGCAATCGGCTGGTGCGATAACGGTACTACCGACGGTAAGTTTACCGAAGGGTTGATGACAGCAGTACTTGCTGGTCCAGCCAATGGTATGCCCATTCACACCAGTATCCGAGTCCAAGGCAATCAGATTGGCAGACAACGCCAAGTTCTCTTTGACCATTGGGCAGATAAGATTAAGACAGACTGGCTACTCTGGGTAGACTCAGACATAGTGCTGAACCTAGAGTCAATGCAAAAACTCTGGAAGACAGCAGATAAGATTAACCGTCCTGTTGTTAGCGGTGTGTACTTCATCTCTAAAGAAAATGAGGGCAGTCTTATGCGCCCATTTCCTGTACTCTTTAATGACATCTCAGAGTTTCAGGTGCAGTACATACACCCGCTGCCTGACAATGAGGTAGTTCAGATTGACAATGCTGGCTTTGGTTTTGTCTTAATGCACAAGTCAATCATTCCTAAAATCCGTGAGGCTAATCCTGGCAAGGGACTATTCATAGAGACAGGTGACGGGAATGATGACCACTTTATCGGTGAGGATATTATTTTCTTCCGCCGTATGAAGAAGGCTGGCATTCCGCTTCACGCACACACTGGTGCCCTAGTCAAACACATCAAGAGATTCTCACTTGACTATGACTACTACGCATTGTACTGGGCACATCAACATTTGAAAGATAAACTTAAAGAAGAACAACAAGGCTAGGAGAATAAGTGGCTGGTCGTGATATTACCGAAGGTCGCGCCTCGCGTGCGATTGCCGTTGATGTTGGTGTATTAACTGATACATCTGTCTGGGTTAACACCGATATTGCCTACGATGTGGCACTTGGCGGACAACCCTTCATCTACGCAATCAGCGATGGACGTCCTTACATTAGACAGACCGCTCCTTTCCGTAAAGAACAATTTGATAATCAGACCGAGCCTGGCGAGCAAAGCCTAACAGGTTGGTGGATTAGAAGTCAGTCCTCGTTCCATAATGGAGCGGGGATTACTTTTTTTGACCCTGCTTTAGTATCTAACGAGGGCGCTTATCGCTTTGCCGATAGCCGCAACGTAGATGTCTGGACACAGGGTGAGGTAACTCTGCTAAACTCTGTTAGCGAAGAGCACATAGTTACTGGTGCCATCAATACTAATGGTCGCAAAAACCAGAAGTTAAGTTCTATTAAGTGGAACAACACTGAAGGAGTATTACTTAAGGACGAATATGACGTTGATAAGATTGATACTGAAGGCAACGTTACGCACTTTATTGATTACAACGCTAATGGTGATTATCCTGTCTATGGTATATGCGACGATGGTACTACTGCCTATTGGGTTACTCGAATACTTGACTCAGGTGTAGACAAAACTCAACTCTATAGCAAACCTCTAACTGGCACTTCAGCCACGACCGCTACACCAATGTTCAATACCAGCAGTATTGTTGTTAACAACGCAGTAATGGAGTTCGTCAAAGAACGTATCGTTATGTGCGTCAATAATAAAGTCTTTGAATTTGCTACCAACGCATCATCTTTGCCGACCGCCGTCTATACCCACCCATCTTCATCTCACGTCTATACCAGTATCGCAGCCTCAGGCGCTGCTATCTATGTGGCTGGTTACAATGGCATTCAGTCTACGATTCTAAAGTTCACCCTATCGGCAACAGGATTGATGCCTACCCTGACTCAGGCTGTAGTTGCAGCAGAGTTTCCAGCAGGTGAGATAGTCCATAAGATTCATTACTATCTTGGCTATATGGTTATTGGAACCAACAAGGGTATTCGTGTAGCCGTAGTATCTGATGTTGATGGTTCAATTAACTACGGTCCATTGATTGTAGAAACTGACCAGCCTGTATATGACTTCTGCTCACGCGACCACTATGTGTGGGCAACAGCAGGAGTTGATGGCTACCCTGGACTAATTCGTTTAGACTTAAGTCAGCAACTAGAGCCATTAGTGTTTGCTTACGCAAATGATATTTACTATGGCAACTCACTGGGGCACATTACAACCTCTGTTGCATTTGCCAATGGAACTGACCAACTCTTGTTTACATCTACAGCAAATACTGTAGGTGGAACCATTACTAATAAGCAATTAACCAGTAATGTTGCAACCCTGACTACGGCATCTGCTCACGGTCTTGTGGTTGGAGATTCTGTATGGGTGCAAGGTGTGGACAGCACATTTAACTCAACCACATCTACATACACAATCACCGCAGCAACCACCACAACATTCTCCTACACCAAGGCAGCAACTAACGTAGCATCTACAGCAGTAACATCCGCTACCGCTATTGTCAATGTCCCTGGCGCTTTATACCTAGAGAGTGCAACAGAGAAGGCTGTAAGCGGATACCTGACTACAGGATACATTCGCTACAACACACTAGAGCCTAAGAACTTTAAGCGTCTTATTGGACGCGGGTCATTTACCTATGGTTCTATGACACTAGAAACTGTGGACGCAGCAGGTACTGAATACGACATTATTTCTTACGACTTAACTGTTCCCCCTGTTGAGGTAACAACAACTCAGCCATTCGATGCTCAGGAATACCTAGCCTATAAGTTCATCTTGTACAGAGATGCAACTGATACAACTAAGGGTCCTACATTTGAAGGCTATCAAATTAAGGCGACAATTGCAACACCTCGTCAACGAATCATAAGATTCCCTGTCTACTGCTTCGACGTAGAGACTGATAGATACAACGTCCTAGTCGGGTATGAAGGTAGGGCTTTCGATAGGTTATCTAAACTAGAGACTATCGAAGAAAATGGTGACGTAGTAACGTGGCAAGACCTCACCACAGGTGAGTCACGTCAATGCGTCATAGAACAAATTTCATTTACCCGTATGACGCCACCTGACCGAGGCTTCTCTGGTTACGGCGGTGTTCTTGAGATTACAATAAGGACCGTATAAACTATGTCTCCTGCTGATTGGGCTGGATTAGCCGTATCCGTAACCACCCTTGTAACCGCACTGGCAATGGGTGTCAAGCATCTAACTAAACATTATCTGTCGGAACTTAAGCCCAATGGCGGTTCAAGTCTTAAGGATAAAGTCAACGCCTTAGAAGACAAAGTAGATTTACTCACAGAATTAGTCAAGGAAGCACTGAGGAAATGAATGAAACCTGTAGCCAAGAAAGCCACGCCTGCTGCTATTGCTGTCCTACGTCAGGCGACAGCATTGTTTCCGAAGCGCAAGAAACTGTCCGACGGATTGTTGCCCTCTGTGGCACATCAAAAACAGAGTCCGAATTCGGACCACAACACGGGTCTTGCTGTTGATTTGACACACGACCCCGAGAATGGGGTTGACTGTGCCCAGATATTCGAGAAACTTAAAGAGGATGAGCGGGTTTCCTACCTTATCTTCAATAAAAAAATTTGGTCGCGCCAGTATGCTAAGCGTGGCAATCGTCCTTACACTGGTATCAACCCTCACGTTAAGCATCTTCATATTTCTATCAACCCTGATATGGCTAATGACACTAGCCCTTGGTTCTGGTGGATGAATCAACCCAAGATTGTGAATCAGGTTATGGCTAAACTACAGCCACAACCCAAGAAGAAGGTAGCAACAGGTACCATTGCGGTACCAGTATGCACCTGCTGTCAGGTTCACAATCCTAAAAGAAAGGCAAAATAAATGGAAGCACTAAAGCAAGTATCGCTGACCTGGTTCCGTGCTGCAGCCTCCGCTGCAATCGCACTCTACCTAGCGGGCGAGACCGACCTTAAGACTCTCGGAATGGCAGCCCTCGCAGGGTTCCTCGGACCAGTACTTAAGTGGCTCGACCCATCTGCAAAGGAGTTTGGCAGAGGCGCAGAGTAGCCCTTAAAACGCCGTATAAGGCGATTAGAGACACAAAGACCCCCTACCTGAGGTAATTACCTTGGGATAGGGGGTTCTTTTTCTTTTTATCGGCGTGTCGGATTTGACAAAAACTTTGACAGTCAGTGTATAATTAATCTATAATAGATAATATATATAATATATAGGGGCGAAGCCCCTTATATAATATATATAATATATTATAATATAACTTAATATTACATAGCCCCGATATGTCGAGTACTCTCCTGTCCTCCATAAAAGGGCTATGTAACTAAACTAGACAGGAGAAACAAGTGATTCAATTACAGGGCTACCAATTACCAGCCCATATATCTTACTCGGCATTCACAACTTACCTGACCTGTGGGTATCAGTATTACCTAGGTCGTCTACTACAAGTACCTGAGGAACCTAGCATCTGGTCTGCAGGTGGTCGAGCATTTCACGCAGCAACCGAAGAGTGGGACTTAGCCAATGACTAATCAACTATGGGCAGATGCTTGGAAGAAAGAAACCAAGGACTTAGATTTAGCCAAAGCAAGAGTGGCAGGACGAGCAACCAAGGCTAACCCGAATAAGGAAGATGCTATTTGGTGGAATGAGATGGGTCCACAATGGGTGGATAACTACATCTCGTGGCGTAAGTCCAACACTGACTGGAAGATATGGCGCACACCGCAAGGTGCTAAAGCCATCGAACTAGAACTCAATCCCATCATCGCTGACGTGCCTGTGAAGATGGTGATTGATAGAGTCTTTGAGGTTAACGGTGAACTTGTTATCGTTGACCTTAAGACATCATCAAGACGACCAACATCTGATTTACAACTTGGCTTCTACAAAGTCGGGATTGAGATGATGCTTGGTGTGAAAGTCAATCAAGGTAACTACTGGATGTCCAGAGAATCTGGGACAGGAGAGATGATTGACCTGAGTAGATATACCCTAGATATGCTTGAGTATCTTGTGT